GGCGACGCCACGCTGTACCTGGGGGATTGCCTGGACGTGTTGCCGACGCTTGGCAAGGTGGACGCGGTAGTGACGGATCCGCCGTATCATCTGACCAGCATCGTCAAGCGGTCCGGCAACGCCAGGTATGCGAGTCTTTCCGCTGGCTTCATGGGCAAAAAGTGGGACGGCGGCGACATCGCTTTCCGGCCCGAGACCTGGCGGGCTGTGTTCGGCGTGCTCAAGCCCGGCGGTCATGCGCTGATCTTCGGGGGGAGCCGGACGTTTCACCGTGTCGCTTGCGCCGTCGAGGATGCGGGCTTTGAAATCCGCGACACGATCATGTGGCTGTACGGCTCGGGGTTTCCGAAAAGTCATGATGTGAGCAAGGGGATCGACAAGGCGGCTGGCGCGGAACGGGAAGTTATTGGCAAGCATCCCGCACCAGCCGCGCCCGCAAAAGGAACATTTAGTCATTGGCGAAGCCACCATTACCGCCCCCGCTACCGCCCCGCCACCGACGCCGCCAAGCAATGGGCCGGCTGGGGGACCGCTCTTAAACCCTCACATGAGCCCCTAATCTGGGCGCAGAAACCCCTTGAAACCTGCGACGAAATGACCATAATTGGTTCAACGCTTTGGAAGCTATGGAGCCGGTTATGGTTGATGTTACCTGCGAATGCTGCGGAAAAATATTCAGCGTTAAGCCCAAGCGGTTACGGCGTGGACGTGTCCGCTTCTGCTCAATGGACTGCCGACGACGCATCCAATACACGGGACGCTTTGTGCGCTCGGATGGATATGTCGCAATTCGTGTTGGCGCTGATTTCAAGCTTGAGCACCGTGTCATCATGGAACACCACCTTGGCTTCAAGTTGGACCGATTCAAACACGTCCACCACCGAAACGGCATTAGAGACGACAACCGACTTGAAAACCTTGAAGTTGTGTCTGTCAAAGATCACGCCAGGATGCATCATCCAGGCCCACAGCTTGGGAGCTTGGTCGAATGCCGATGCATCACATGTGGCAAGATATTTCAACGCCGCCGTATCGAAGTTAAGAATCATCCTAGAACTTTCTGCGGCAGAGAATGCTTTAAGCGAGGATGCCATCTTCTCCCAGGACGAAACCGGGAAGATCGCACCGGGTTGTGAGCCCATCATCCTCGCCCGCAAACCTCTAACCGGCACCGTGGCGGCGAACGTGTTGGAGCATGGGACGGGGGCGTTGAATATCGACGCAAGCCGGGTTGAAACAGAAGATACGACAACAAGGCATGCCCGTTCTTCATCGTCCTATATGACTGGAAAAATCGGGGAGGTTCAGCCGCTCCAAGAGCCATATATAACAGGGTCAAACAAAGGCCGTTGGCCCGCCAACGTCATCCATGATGGTTCGGGCGATGTGATGGAGGCGTTTGCGAAATATGGGGTAAGCAAATCTTCAGGGGGTAGTGGTAAAGCCTCAATCAAATCCGCCGGCCCAAACTTTCAAAATCTACGTGGGGCAAACTTCGGCGGGCTAGGCGATACCGGCACCGTCGCCCGGTTCTTCTACACAGCCAAGGCGGACAAAGCCGACCGCCTCAATTCCAAGCATCCCACGGTCAAGCCGGTCGATCTAATCGCTTATCTCATTCGCCTGATAACGCCGCCGGGCGGCACCGTTCTTGATCCCTTTGCGGGTTCTGGGACGACCGGCATGGCGGCGATCAGAGAAGGCTTCAAGCCCGTCCTGATCGAACGCGAAGAGGAATATTTCGAGGACATCAAGGCGCGGTTCGCTCACATCCAGGGCGCCGACACGCCGCTATTCTCCGAAACGGGAGTTGTCTAGATTGATGGACCGAATGTACTCCTATGTCCCGAAGGAGATCATTGAATGTCCGGCGTTCTTCGCTTGCTTGAAGGCGCTGAACGGACGCTTGGACGACTTTGGGAGCCATCATTCGACGTATAGCCTTTTGATGTCATGGCCCGTCGCCGAGCGAAGGGCGGCTATGTCAAGCTCAATAGTCCCTGTTATAGGGCAACGGTGCCCGCATGGTGGCAAAGACCCAGAAACGGGCAGGTTTATAACCCCCGGCGGTGATCCTGGGAAAAGGTCAAAGGGATTAGGCAACGGCAGGGCGGAATGAAGGTAGCTCTTACGCCGGTCGGCCAGGTCGTGCCGTATGCCAGGAACCCCCGGAAGAACGACGCCGCTGCGTTGTGATTAGCCGCCGAGCGTTTGGGTTGGGGCTTATGGGTAGTTTGGGGCTTTGGTTGGCTTCTTTTACTGGCGTTCGTCTTTTTCTATGGGAATTTTATGAGCAAGGACGACAACGAGAAGCAACTTGCGAAGATAATGGCATGGCGTCTCGATCCTGTGTTGTTTGTGCGGGAGTGCTTCGGGGCGGAGCCTGAGCCGTGGCAGGCCGAAGCTCTTCAAGCTGTTGTTGACAATAACTGGGTTGCCGTTCGTTCAGGCCATGGGGTGGGGAAGACAACTTTCCTGTCGTGGGTGATCTTGTGGTGGATGCTGACCCGCCGGCCGGTGAAGGTAGGCTGCACGGCGAACTCAAAGGAGCAGCTGCGGAATGTTTTATGGGCGGAAATTCGTCTTTGGCATAACAAGCTCCCCGCGTTTTTGCGGAATGTACTGGAAATTCAGACCGATAGAGTAATTTTTGCTGAAGATTCCACCAAAGCCGTTGATAAGGTAGAAAATTTCGCGGTGGCGAGTACGGCGCGGAAGGAAAACCCCGATGCGCTGCAGGGTCTTCATTGTCTTTCTGAAGATCACGAGATTTTGACCCGGAGAGGTTGGCTTGGGTTAGATGAGATAACGCTTGACGATTGTGTTTTGTCGGCCCCGGTAAACGGGGATACGGTTTCATGGCAGCCGGTAAATCAGATTCATGTATACCCGTTTGTGGGGAAAATGAATGTCTACGAGGCTCAAGGGGTTAGTTTTTCTGTAACGGATGAGCATCGGTTCCCTACAAAATATCTTGAGCGGATTAAAAATTGGAAAATGAAAAGCCTGTCAGAGATGGCTGGACAATTTATGATCCGACGGTCGCTTGGGTGGGGTGGGGATGAATTTGAAGTACCGCAGGTATTTAAAAAATATAAGCTTTCTCAGGAAGAAGTCGCGGAGTTTATAGGATTTTGGATAGGAGATGGTGGAGTAAGGCGACACAGTTCTGGGGTCTTTTATGAAACCCTGCTTTATCAAGCTAAAGACTCGCCGTTTCTTCGCCGGGTTCTTAAAAAGTTTCGTCATACGCAGGCGCAGGATTATTTTGCGATTTCGGATAGAAATCTTGCTGAATGGTTGATTGATAATGTCGGGCGCTATGGCGCTGACCGTGTAATTCCCGTTTTTCTTATGAATGGTCCTGAAAGCGTGTTGGATGCGCTGTGTGAGGGGTTGTGGCAAGCGGAGGGGTCTTTTGAAGGAGGGAAGAGACGACAATTTTATAATACGAATAAATTTCTTGTAGACCAAGTTCAAGAAATTCTTCTGAAGTTAGGAAGGGCGGCAAAGCTGGGTATTAATCGCGGGGCCGGTGTAGCAAAAACGGTTCGGGGGGTAGCGATCCAAAAATCGCGTATCTGCTACGTGATTTCTTGGACAAATAAACGGGATCACATTGTAAAAACAAAAAACATTCGTCGGGAGCCGTATTCTGGGAGAGTCTGGTGTGTATCGACTCCTTTAGAAACTTTTTTCACTCGTCGAAATGGGTGCGCGTTTTTGTCTGGCAATTCCAAACATATGCTTTTTGTGTATGACGAGGCTCCAGGGATTGACGAGTCGGTCTTCGAGGCGACTCGCGGGGTGATGTCGTCACACGGCGCGAAGACGATCATGACGGGCAACCCGACACGGGCGTCGGGGTATTTTTTCAATGCGTTCCACTTGCATCGTGATTTGTGGTGGACACGCCGGGTGTCGTGTGAAGAGGTTCCAAACCGTGTCGCCGATACGTTTCGGAAGGAGTTGATCGACGAGTATGGCGAAGACTCTAATATGTTCCGATATCGGTATCTCGGGGAGTTTCCGATATCGGACAAGGATGTAATTATCCCGTTGGAGCTTTTGGAGTCCGCTCAGGAGCGGGAAGTGGATATCGTCCACACAAACATTCGCTGGGGTGTGGACGTGGCGCGTTTTGGCGATGACAGAACGGCGCTCGTCCGACGGTCTTACAACGCCATTCTTCGGCCGGCGGAGGTCTGGAACAACAAGGACACCATGCAGGTGGCCGGGTTGATTGCTCAGGCTTATCGAGACGAAGCTCTGGAGCTTAGGCCCGAGGTGATTCTTGTGGACGTGATCGGTTACGGTGCTGGCGTGGTGGATCGGCTCGCGGAAATAGGTTTACCGGTCTGCGGGGTGAACGTCGCCGAGAACGCTTCCGTGAAGGCGGATTTCATGCGCCAACGCGATGAATTGTGGTTTGAAGCGCGGGATTGGTTCGCGCAACGGCATTGTTGGATGCCTAAAGACGAGCGGATGGTCGCGGAATTGAGCGGGGTGACTTACAACATCACTTCAACGGGCAAGCGGGTGGTTGAGTCCAAAGCCGAGATGAAGAAGAACCCGATGGTTAAACGTAGCCCGGATATCGCCGACGCGGTGTGTTTGACCTTTGCTAAAGGTTATATTCCAGAGAACGAGGCTGAAGAGTATGACGATTGGGGAGAAGATGAGGGACGAAATGGCACGACAGGGTATTGATAAATGACCGAAATTCTTCTGGAATACGTGGACTCCGCCAACATCGCCGAGGATCTGGACGCCGATAAACTGGCGGAGATCGGTTCTCTTGTCCATCGAGGTTATACGATTGACGAGGACTCGCGGGCGGAGTGGAAGGCCAAAATGGACAAGGCCATGAAGATGGCTTTGCAGGTCCAAGAGGCGAAGAATACCCCATGGCCTAACGCGTCCAACGTCAAATATCCTCTGATGACGACGGCGGCTATTCAGTTCGCGGCGCGCGCTTACCCAGCGATGGTGCCCGGCGTCGGCGTCGTGAAGGGGAAGGTCATCGGGAGTGATCGTCAACCGGCGGAGCAAGGTCCGCCAGGCGCACCGATGGGTGAGCCGATGGACCGGCAAGATACTAAGCGTGACCGCGCCAAGCGTATTGGCGGGCATATGAGTTGGCAGCTTATCGAGCAAATGGAGGAATGGGAGGAAGAGACTGATCGACTTTTGCACGTCGTCCCGGTTCTCGGGTTAGCCTATCGCAAGACGTATTATGATCCCATGCGGGGACATAACGTTTCTGAGTTGGTGCTGCCGGACAAGTTGATCGTGAATGATGGCGCCAAGAGCTTGGAGACGACTCCACGGATCACCCAAGAACTTCGATTTTACCCCCATGAGATCGTTGAAAGAGTGCGGTCGGGCGTTTGGCGGGAGGAAGACTTGGGACTTCCCCAGGGGGAGGGGGATGATGAGGACGCGCCTCACGTCTTTCTTGAACAACATCGATATCTTGATTTGGACGATGACGGCTACCCGGAGCCGTATATCGTCACGTTTCACCGAGATACGAAGAAGGTTATGCGGATTTTCGCCCGTTTTGAGGCGGAGGGGGTTCATATGAACGAAAAGGGCCAGATCGCTAAGATCGACCCGATTCACTATTATACGAAGTACCCGTTTATCCCCTCGCCGGACGGCGCATGGCATGATATTGGCTTTGGAGTCCTTTTAGGTCCGCTGGGCGACTCGGTTGACACCATCCTCAACCAGATGATCGACGCCGCCACTCTTCAGAACATGGGTGGAGGGTTCATCGGCTCGGGATTGCGGGTCAAGGGCGGGAAAATTCGTCAGAAGCTCGGGGAATGGACGGTTGTTCAGACGCCGGGTGATGGAATAGCGCGAAATGTCGTGCCTGTTAACCATCCTGGCCCTAGCCCGGTATTGTTTCAGCTTCTCGGGTTGCTCATTGACGCTTGTAGGGAGATCGCTTCTATCAAGGACGTTTTGACGGGGGAAACTCAGGCCAACATCCCGGCTACCACTACTCTTGCGATGATCGAGCAGGGGATGAAGGTCTTTACGGCGATTTACAAGCGGCTCCATCGGGCGCTGAAAAAGGAACTGAAGAAGCTCTACCGCTTGAACGGCTTATATCTGAACGAACAGGAGTATTACACGGTCCTTGACGAGGAACGCGCTGTTGCGCGGGAAGATTACGCGGCTCAAGATATGGACGTCGTGCCGGTTTCTGATCCTGCTGTTGTTACTGACATGCAGAAAATGGCGCGCGCGCAGTTCCTCATGGATTTCATCAACGACTCCATGTTTAACCAGTTGGAGATAAGGCGGAGGCTCCTTGACGCGGCTTCTATCGAAGACCCCGCTAATCTCATTGTTGAGCAGCAGCCGGACCCGGCGGATGACCCCACGATTGCTCTGGAAATCTCCAAGCAGGAATTGGAACAGGCCAAGATCGAAATCCAGTCCAAGGAAACCGAGGCTCGGATCAGCAAAATGATGGCTGAAGCCGAGAAGCTCAGTGCTGAAACAGATAAGATTAACATGGGGGAAGACCCCGAAGGCGAAGTAAACCGACTTGAGGTCGAGAAAGAGCGTCTTCAGGATCAAAAGGGCATTGATATTTTGAAACTGGAGAACGAGCGGCAACTCGCCGAGGCAAAACTTCGGCTTGATGAGCAAATCGCTGCCCGTGAGGCGGAACTCAAGGAGCGTGAGATGGAGGTCAAGGCAGAGATTGAAAGAGAGAAGATCAAGCAATCCGCCAAAACAGCCGAAGCTACTCTCAAACAGCAGACTGCCGATGCCTCTTTCAGGGCCCAAAATGAGGCCACCAAGGCTCAAGCCCCGCAAAACAAGCCAAGACGCTTCTAAGGCAGCGCCACAGGCCATCACGGTCAACGTGGACGCCACACAAGGGGATGTCTTTAAGACTACTGATATCGAGCGCGACGGCGACGGTAAGATAACGGGCGCGAAGGTAACAGGGGATGGCTGATCTTGTAGAGGGCACTCTTCCTGTAGGCGATACGGGTGAGAATCTTGATACCACTGTCGTTACTCAGGCCGATGGTACAGAGGCTCATCGGGAAGCGGTAGTTATCACGGATGCCGTGGATTGAGACGCAAGAGCGAATGTCCGTGCTCTCGATCAGATCGAGGATTTCGCGGTTAGTGTTCAAGATCGTGAAATTGCAAGGATAAGAGCGCAGTTGAGTGAGTTGTCGCAAATTCAAAGGGGTATGCTGAGGTTGTTGGAAGCCGCCTTTGAGGATGATCTTTCTAGTCAAGACAGTAGCGGTGGAGGTACATTAGATGGCTGAAATTTCTGGACATACTTCAAAAGGCGGTATCACGACATGGCTGTTTCGGGGAACTGGATTAGCCCGAGTTGAGTCGGTAGGTTTTTCGTCTGAAGAGGCTTCGGCGGAAGCCGGAAGCCGTACCATCTGAAAAGGTAGAGATAATCCATGATCTGAAAGACCCGAAAGCCGCAGATTTAGCGGGGCTTGAGGATTTGGAGTTGAGCGATGACGAGGAAGCGTTGGTGTTTTTGTTGATAATGGCGGGATGTTGATATGAGGAATCCGTGGGATTCAGAGGAAACGTTTCAAGCGTGGAAGAATGATCCGCAAAACGGACCGTTTATGATTTTCCTTCACGATCAGGTGGAGGGCTTGAAGACACTCTGGGCGTTAGGCCAGCCCATGGCGGAGGCTGATCAAAGCCGAGCGCAAACCCTTGGGGATCTGCTCGATCTTGAATGGGAGCGCGATATTTTGTCATTTTATAAGGAGGAAGACAAAGATGAAGAACGAAACGGGGATACAGCCAGTTGATACCAAATGCTTGGTGTTGCTGGACCCGGTAGAAGAGAAGACGGAAGGCGGGATTGAGTTGCCGGCGGGATATATTGAGCGTCAGCAGATGGCTACTACTTACGCCACGTTTGTAGAGGCGGGCGACGGCGCTTTTTCGGAATGGGCGAAAGGCCCGCGACCACGGCCAGGTGATCGAGTTGTCGTGGATAAATATTGCGGCGTCTCCCTAAGAGCGGGGAAATTAGAAGATCGCCATCGTCTTATCCAGGACGACGAGATTTTGGCGATTATCAACTAGAAGTTAAGCCAGAAAAAGAATGAAACCAGCCGCCTTCGGGCGGTTTTTATTGAGAGGAAGTCATGACGGGCGAGACCGAAAAAGAAGCTGAAGAAGAAAACGAACCCGAAAAAAACACGGAGGAGGAAGAAGCGGCCAGTATGGGGTGGACCCCGAAAGAAGACTGGAGGGGCGATCCCGAGCAATGGAAAGACGCCGAGACCTTTAACAAGGACGGTAAGCAGATCCACGGTGCTTTGAAGAAGAAGGTGGACAATCTGACCGTTCGACTGGAGGCGCAATCCAGGACGATGAAAGACCTAAACGCTCATCATGAGAAGATGTCGGCGCGCCAGAAAAAGAACCACGCGCGGGAGATGGATGCTCTCAAGGCAAAACAAAGGGCCGCCGCTACCGCCGAGGACATGGATGAGTTCGACCGCCTTGAAAAAGAGCGGACTGAACTTGCAAAGGATGCGCCGGAGGAAGCAGCGAAAGTTGCTGCGCCTGAGTTGCCGCCGGAAGTGGTGGCTTGGGAGAAGAAAAATCCGTGGTTTCAAAAAGACGAGGCCATGGCGAACTACGCTATTGCGCGCAAAGACCAGTTAGTCACGGAATTTCCGGGTCTGACTTTTGAAGAGATTCTTGAGGAGGTGTCCAAGGACGTAAGAGACCGCTTCCCCGAGAAATTCGGAAAAACACCGAATAGTCGAAGAGGTCGCCCCGCCGCTGTAGAAGGTGCGTCTAACGCCGGGCGCAAAAAGGGTGGGAAAACATGGAATGACCTTCCCTCGGACGCTCAAAAAGCGGCCGATAGGTTTATCGCGGAAGGGCTCTTTGGCGGGAAAAGAGAGAATTATCTTAAACAATATGAGTGGGATTAAGGGTTATGGAAGAGAAGACAGAGAAACGTGGCCCCGGTCGGCCGCCGAAGAAGATGAGAAAGGAACGCATCCCTCTTGGAGGCATGAAGCTGAAATTATCGGCACCTCAAAGAGCGGGTTTTGAGCGTCGTTGGTTCAACGATAACGGTAATCGCATCATGGATGCCATGAATGCTGGTTACGAGTTTGTCCACGACGGGACGACCCAAGAAGAAATGGATGAGCCCAAGACGCGCATCCATAAGGTTGTCGGGGTGCTACCGAATGGTCACCCGATGCACGCCTACCTGATGGAGACAAAAGAAGAATTTTACAAAGCGGATCAGGGGACGAAAGCGGCGGCAATTGACGAAACGGAGGCTGCCATGAGACGTGGCTCAACTCCGGGTCAGTCGGAACAGGAGCGTCGATATATTCCCGAAGGTAGGGGTATTTCGATCCAAAGGGGTTAAAAAGCCCGGCGCCCGTTCTGTTTTCAAAAACTTTTAACTGTAGGAGGCCATCATGGCCAACACTGACGCGCCGATGGGGTTCAGCCCTATTCGGCATAGGAACGGTGCGCCGTATAACGGGTCGGGAAATATGTACTACATTCCGTCTACGTATGCGACCGCGCTTTTCATTGGCGATCCTGTCATCAAGACCGGAACCGCCAACACCGCAAAAGTCGATGTTCCGAGTTATGGCTCGTTTAATATCGGCACTCTTGCTGAGATCAACCGGGCAACGGCCGGCGACGGCAATCGTATTACCGGCATAATCGTCGGTTTTTCGGCTCTCGCTACCGGACTTGAGAATGTTCACAATCCGGCAAGCACGGAGCGTGTTGCTCTGGTCTGCGACGACCCGGATGTCATTTTTGAGCTTCAAGCCGATAATATCGATGCTGGTCTTGGCGCCACATCGATTGGGCTGAATGCCAACTTTATTCTTACCCATGCGGGCAGCACCACGACTGGAAGGTCTGGCGCGGAGATGAACGCATTGGTCGGGGGTGATCCACCGGCGGCTGATGCTTCAAATCAGCTTTTGATCATGCGGGCCGTTAACCGTGAGGACAACGACATTGATCTCGCCAACGCGAATTTTGAGGTGATGATCAATCAACACACTGAGAACCAGGGTACCGTCGGTACTGTGGGCATATAGGAGGGCATCATGTCAGCAGTAATCACTACGGGTACACACCCAAAAGCCCTTTGGCCTGGAATCCACGAGTGGTGGGGCCTGAAGTACAACGAGCATCCTGAAGAGTGCGTTGACTTGTTTACCCGAGCATCTTCTTCTCAGTCTTATGAGGAAGATGTCGAGGCGACGGGTTTCGGACTTGCCCCGGTTAAGGGTGAGGGGACTTCGACTGTTTACGATTCGGAGACTCAAGGTGTAACCAAGCGGTATACGCATGTTGCGTATGGCCTTGGGTATGTCGTCACCTATGAGGAGTTGCGGGACAATCTCTATGAGAAGCTCTCGAAACGTCGGGCGGGTGCGTTGGCCTTCTCCTTCCGTCAAACCAAAGAGAACGTTGGTGCGAATGTCTACAATAGGGCGTTCAACTCCAACTTCGTCGGCGGTGACGGTAAGGAGATGATCGCCACCGATCATCCTACCCTATCGGGTGATCAGTCGAACAGGTTGACGGTGAACGCCGACCTTTCGGAATCGTCCATCGAAGACCTTCAGATTCAGATCATGCAAGCGAAGAATAACAGGGGCTTGAAAATCTCTCTTATTCCTCAGAGCCTGCACGTTCATCCGAGCGACTGGTTTGAGGCCAACCGCATTCTGAAGTCAGTGTTACAGAATGATACAGCCAACAACGCTATCAACGTGTTGAAGGCGACCAACGCCCTGCCGAAGGGGATCAAGGTCAATCATTACTTCACCGATTCCGATGCTTGGTTCATGAGAACGAATTGTCCGAATGGTGCGATGAACTTCACTCGTGAAGCCATCTCGTTTGAGAAGGACAATGACTTTGACACCAAGAACGCGAAAGCAGCTTCTTATGAACGGTATTCATTCGGCTGGACAGATTTTCGCGATGTGTGGGGAAGCGCGGGCGCATAGACACTGTGCTCAGTCCATATAAACCTGAAGTGTCGGCGCGATCCGGCGAATAGGAAAGAGGGGCTTCGGCCTCTCTTCCTCTTTTAGGAGATAGTGTTATGCCTATTTCAAATTATCCAAAAGGTTTCGCGGACGGTATCAACGTTCGTGGGATGCCTATGCTAAACACCTACCCCGGCAATGTGTTCTGGGTGGATTCTGGCACGGGGTCGAATGGTAATAAGGGCACTTTTGATCGTCCTTGGGCCACGGTTGATTATGCCGTAGGTCGGTGTACCGCCAATAACGGCGACCTCGTCATGGTCAAGGCGGGTCACTCAGAGACTTTCTCGGCTGCCGCCGGGTGGGTTCTTGACGTGGCTGGTGTGAACTTTGTTGGTCTTGGTACCGGCACGGATCGCCCGAAGATCATTCTCGATACCATTGTTTCGGCCGACATCGACGTTTCGGCTGCGAATTGCGGTATTCACAATTTTCAGTTTGAGGCCGGTTTTGCCGACATCGAAAAGATGATCCACCTCACAGCGGCCAATTTTACCATCGACTCTTGTGAGTTCCGTGAGCAGGTGGCTACCGAGAATTGGGTTCTGGTCCTTGATGCCGACGGGACTACCGACGAGGAAATCTCTGGTTTCACGTTTACCAACAATGTGGTCATCGGGGCGGATACGGCAAACGAGAACATCATCAAGATTGCCGCCGATGTCACCAATCTGGTGATGGAGGATAATTATATTGAGTTGGGTGTCCTTAATGATGACGCGATGATCGAGGTTTTGACTGGCAAGGATTTACGGTCTTGTCGTATTCAGCGCAACAACTTCTATCGGTTGAATACCCAAGGTGAGTTGTTGATTAACGTGGACACGGGCACGGCAAATACCGGCGTTCTTGCTAACAACTTGGTTGCTTGCTTGGATGTCGCGGCCGTCGTGCTAATCCAAACCACGACCCGCATTATGCAGTTCGAGAATTACGTCACTGGTGTTGCTGATGAGTCTGGTTATCTGAACCCGGCAGCTGGCGCTGACTCCTAATGAAAACGGTTGTTTTGGTTGGCGGTCAACCATACGAGGAAGAAGCTGATGAGGTGTGGGTCTGTAATATGGCCTTCACCCACCAGCCGAATGCTACTCGGCTGTATTTCATGGATTCCTTACAGCATTTGGAATCCACGAATGGTTCTGATTATGGTAAGCGAGTCGCGGCATTGTCTATTCCTGTCGTGGCTCAATGCCATTATCAGGAGATTCCGCGAAGTAGGCCATTCCCTCTCAAGGAAACGGTGGAAGATTTCCATTGCTGACGCGATACGAGAGGGATTCGAGAAGATCATATGTCATAAGATTCTCATGAAGAACCTCTCCATCGAATATTACACTCAAAAGCCATGTTTGGATTCATGGCTTCAGTTGGCCATGGGCCGGGGTATTGAGGTGGAGAAAAGCGACGGTAGCTTGCTGTTGGAGCATTATCCATGGGAGCCTAGATTTTACGGCCACACCCTAAAAGATAGGGGGGTCGCGGAAAGGATCATGGCGACCACTGCTAGCACCCTAGCGAGGCCCCAAACTGACGAAACTGTATGCGAAGACGGCGCTGACGAGCTTCGCAAAGTTCTTTAACCAGCTGCATACCAGCGGCAACACACAAGGAGCTACAAGATGTCTGAAGTACTTCATAATGTGTTGCATCGCTTTGCCAGTGGCATTTCGACCGTTAAGGCGGACGATCCCATGGCAGCGATGCCTTACGTTGATCCTACCAAATGGGCGGTTCATTTTGACGACTTTCTGGAATACGACAAGTCCCAGGGGAATGCGGCCTGGACCTTAACTGTAACCAACAACGTTGACACCATCGTCGGTCCTACAGGAGTAGTGGCTCTCACTAATGCTGGTGCTGATAACGACCTTGGCCAGCTATATCATACTGACGCGGCGTGGCAGACAAATTCCAAAAAGATGCTTTTCGAGTGTCGCGCTAAACTCGATAAGGGGTCGGGCGGTGTTTTGACGGCCAGCGAAATGTTTGTTGGCATGTCGAGCGTACAAACCGGCGCTAACTTCTTCGCGGCTGATGGACTGACGCGGACCATGGATGACGCCATTGGTTTCGCCAAGTTTGATGGCAAGGCGACGATGGATTGTATACAAGGTGAAGCGGACGTTTTCTCGACTGAAACGGATGCTTTCACTCTGGTCGATGGCGCCTTTACGCTTTTCACATGGTATACTGATGGGAGTGGCACCACAAAATTTTATGTGGATAATACCTTGAAGGCGACGCTTACCTCGAATATCGCCACGTCCGTGTTGACCCCGATGTTTTTTGTGAAGGGTGGCGAGGCGAAGGCCAGTGTTCTCAGCTTGGACTATTTTCTTGTAGCCGCCGAGAGGTAGAAAGCCATGGTCAACACAATTACACAGCAAACTTTGACCGAGGGGCCACGAAACATTGTCTCCAAGGTCAAAATAACCGGGGATGGTTCAGGCGATGAATCCGCTACCATCCTCGTCAACGTTTCCGAGTTTGGCGTACCTCCTGGATCGGTGAGCATTCTGAGGATCAAAACCATGCTCATCGGGTTTACGGTCAAATTGCTCTGGGATGCCGATACCAATGTTGATATAATTGACCTCCCGGTTGGAGAGCAGCATATGGACTTCAACTCTTACGGTGGGTTTTACAACAATGCCGGCGTGGGTGTGACGGGGGATATTCTCTTTACAACCACGGGCCTTGGCAGCGGAGATGAAGGCACCATCATTTTAGAGATGAAGAAGAAAGCGTGATGTCTGACGCATATTACGAGCCGGGTGACCACAATGTAATTTGTGATAGGACCGGCCACAAGATCAAGCGGTCCCAGGCTCGCAAAGAATGGAACGGGTTGCTAGTCAGGAAAGAGTCTTGGGAGCCTCGCCACCCCCAGGATAAAATCCGAGGTCGGCCCGACAGGCAATCCGTTCCAGATCCCCGTCCGTGGTCAACACAGCGGTTTCTCAGCCCAACGGAAGTCACTGCTTCTGATCTGACGGGTTCAGGAACGCCCGACTCCACCGATGTTGGGCAGGCGATTTGGGACGGTGGACATTCGGTATGGGACATCGGCGCATCACTTTGGGATTAGAACATGGCATCCAGTATTGATTCCAGCAAACCGGTAGCGGAGATTCCTACTACGGCATCGGTGCGCACGAACTTCGCCGCTGCGGCATCTGAAATTGGGGCGCTTCAGGACGGCACGACGACGATCACTGATAGCATCACGGCGGGGACAACTCAAAGTCAAGCGGGCGCGACGGCTCTTACAACCGCCACCAATAGGGTCACGGTATCCGGGACCAACGGGGACGGGGTGAAGTTGCCAACGGCGGCTGCCGGTCTTGAAATCCTGATCATCAACGACGACGCCGCTCAGACTATTCAGGTATGGCCGAATACGAGCGACGCGATTGACGGTGGTTCTGCGGATGCCGTTGACGGCAACACGCTCGCCGCTGGGGCGTCTCGGCGCTACGTCGCCACTGATACGACCAATTGGTATACGTCTGTATCTGGTACGGGAGATGTAAGCGGCCCAGGCTCGTCAACTGATAACGCTGTTCCAAGGTTTGATTCCACTTCTGGGAAGATCATCCAGGGCAGCGGCGTAATTATTGATAACAGCGATAATATAACTGGCGTTGCTTCGTTGACGATGACCGGGACGCTTGGTGTAACTGGTGATATCACTGTTGATAACCTCCAATTCAACGGTAATACGATTACTTCGACGGACGCGGCCGGCGATATCAACTTGACCCCCCATACCACGGGGGACATCGTTCTTGATGGCCAGAAGTGGCCACAAGCCGACGGAGCTAACACCAACGTCCTTCAGACCAACGGGTCTGGGCAGTTGTCTTGGGCCGCAGCCGGTGCCGGGGATATGGCGGCGGCGGTTTATGACGCTGCTGGTATCACGGAACAGCTTGTTGGGCTTGCCACCGCTCAGACGCTCACCAATAAGCAGTTGACCACCATCGAGCTTGGGCATGCGTCCGACACCACGCTCGCGCGGGCGAGTGCTGGTGATATGAACATTGAGGGAAATATAGCTTATCGTGCTGGGGGTACTGATGTTCCAGTAACTGATGGTGGAACGGGCGCGTCAACCGCAGCGGGCGGAGCAACCGCGTTGGGTGTTGGTACTGGTGATAGTCCGCAGTTTACCGGTGTTGAACTTGGTCATGCCACCGACACCTCGCTCACACGGGCGAGCGCCGGGGTTTTAGCGGTTGAGGGAGTTTCTCAGGCTGGCGTATCAGGAGCAACAGCGGCATTAGAGTGTATCGCCATCGCGGTATCTGATGAAACTACGGCACTTACAACGGGTAGTGCTAAGGTTACGTTTCATATGCCCTATGGTTTTACCCTCACGGAGGTTCAAGCTGGAGTTACCGCAGCGCCGACAGGTGCGTCGATCATTGTTGACATTAACGAAGCCGGATCAACGATCCTATCGACTTTAATCACCATTGATGCGACAGAGAAGACTTCACAAACAGCGGCAACGCCTCCGGTTATATCTGATACTGCGCTTGCAGCAGGGGCGTTAATTGAAATCGATCTTGATCAGGTCGGGTCGAGTGTCGCCGGCGCGGGTCTCAAAGCCTACCTGATAGGGCGTCAAACATGAGCTTCATAATCAATCCATTCCGGTATACGGCTGCAGGGCTTGCGGTTGATGCTGTGACGTTTGATGGTAGCAACGATTCCATGAATCATGGTGGTGCGGGCTTGACTGGTGTGGCCAATAGCAAGGTAATGGTTTTTTCTTGTTGGTTGAAGTTTGAGGCTGGTGGCGATGGCGCAGGACAACATATCTTTAATGTTGGCTCATCTGGAGATGAGGCTTTTACATTACGGAGAGGCGCGGATGATAAATTGGTGTTCAAATTAACGAGCACGGCGGGTGCTGAGATTATGGAAATGTTGTCTAGTTCTGCTTGGGATTCAACGGATGGCTGGATACATATCGCGGCTGGCGCCGATCTTTCTGTTCCGATTTCTCGCCTTGTCATCAATGGAACGGATGATAAAGGAGCGGTTAATAACTTAACCGATGCTACGATCAACTGGACGGACTCTGGCAATGCATTTGCAGGCTCGGATATTTCTGCTGGGACGCTTCTCGATGCCGATATGGCGGAGCTGTATTTTGACGAGACAACATATATAGATTTCAGTGATTCGGACAAGGTAGCACTGTTCCGTGATGGTGATAATAAACCAGTTGATCTTGGGGCTGATGGTTCAACACCTAATGCTGTCCAGCCCATTATTTATCAGCATATCGACAATGGAGAAGCAGCAGATAATTTTAAGCTGAACGCCGGCACTGGTGGAGACTTCACAGTAGTAGGTGCTCTTACTACAGCATCAACAAGCCCGAGCGATTGATATGGCCTATGAAGGATCAGAATGCTGGTTTCATGTGGACATGACCCACGGATCGTATAATTCCATGAAATCCGCTTGTGCAATCAGGCATAACACCAAAACGCCAGGAGCTGCATTATCCGTTGCGGAGAATCTTGCAGGTACTGAAGCATTGGTAAAAGTGTCCGGTGCGGCGGGATGGACCCCTGGATGGCTTAACGCTCCGTTTGTAATTCGGGTGTTCACTCTCGTTGATCATTCAGAGGCTAAGACGTTGGTGCGTGGGGTTGATTGGCGCGAGCGAAGCCGTGACTGACGCTAAACGAATGATCGAGGTATAGTATGGCTACTTCCGGCTCAGTTGATTTTAATCGTACAAGAGATCAGATCATCGCGGGAGCCTTGCGCCTTATCGAGGCAATCGCTGCTGGGGAAACGCCATCCGCTGAAGAAGTTACGGACGCCACCGAGGCCCTAAATATGATGGTCAAGGAGTGGCGCGCGCAGGGCCTCCATTTATGGGCGACCGCCGAGGCGACTTTGTTTCTCACCAAGGGAACGGCGAAGTACACCCTCGGCCCTAATGGCGATCACGCGACTTCTTCATATGCCGAGACCACTCTTTCCGCCGCTGCCGAGAATACTGACACCACTTTGACCGTGGCGTCGATCACCGGCATGACGGCTTCCGATAATATCGGGATCGTCAAGGATGATGGGACGTTCCACTGGACGACGATTAGCGGGTCTCCATCGGGATCGACAGTGACGCTGGCAAGCGCGATTGATGGCGACGCCGCTAGTGGGAACACGCTCTACACTTATACCTCTAAGATCGACCGTCCGTTGCGGATATTCAGCGCCCGGAGAGAAGACGCTAGCGGCCAGGAGATCCCATTTTCTGACATTCTGACGCGGGATGAATATTTTGACCTCCCCAACAAGACCAGTTTAGGCAAGCCTCACCAAGGTTACTACGACCCGCAATTGACCGATGGGATTTGGTATCTGTGGCAGACTCCGGACACCATTGACGATATCATCAACTTCACCTTTTCCCGGCCTTTTGAAGATTTTGACGCCGCCGCGAATAACCCGGATTTTCCGCAAGAATGGTTGGCCGCGCTGAAGAAAAATTTAGCTGTAGAACTTGCTCCTGAATACGGCGTTGCACTTGATAAGCAAGTCAATTTGCAGCGGATGGCCCAAGTCAGTTTGGACAGGGTTTTAGGCTTCGATACCGAAACAACGGTCAGTTTTGAACCGGAGTACGATTGGTGAGAGTCCCTTTTGCCCGCAATTCTTACAAGCGTGAAGGCGTAGAGCACCTATCGGCGCAACGGCTTGTGAACTATTTCGCCGAGGCGTCACCGCCCGATGCGAAGGCGCAAATCCCCGTTATCGGTACGCCCGGTCAAAAGACGTTCGCCGATATCGGAACCGGGCCAATTCGAGGGATGCACGATTTCGCGGGGACGCTCTGTGTTGTCAGTGGAGCAGATATTTTTACCGTCGATTCCGCTGGAACAGGAACTAACCGAGGTACCGTAGGAGGCTCTGCTGATGTCTTCATGGCGGATAATGGCACTCAATTAGTTATTCAGGCTGAAACGGGGGCTACTGATACATACGTTATGACGGCGGTTTTCGCTTTGACTGCCATCAACCCCAACGATACCGATTTTCACGGCGCGTCTTCGGTAGCGTTCACGGGCGGTTATATCATTGCTACGACGCCGTCCGCTGATACGTTCTTTATTTCTGCTTTGAATGACGCTACGGCCTGGGACGCTACGGATATCGCAACGGCGGAGAGCGACCCGGATAACCTTGTTGCGTGTTTTGTTGATCATGGGGAAGTGTGGCTATTCGGAGAGACTACCACGGAGGTTTGGTATAATTCAGGAGATTCCGACTTTCCATTCACCCGAATATCAACGGCGGTCGTGCAAAGAGGTTGCCTTGCCAAGCATTCCATCGTCGCTGAGGATAATACGATATTTTGGCTTGGTGATGACAAGATTGTCTACAAGGCAGCCGGGTACGTTCCCCAGCGGATATCCACCCATGCTATCGAGTCGGCCATCGCGGGATTTGCCTCGCCTGCTACAGCAACAGCTTTTTTCCACACTCAGGAAGGGCATAAATTCTATGTTCTAAGTTTTGACGAGGCGACCTTCGTTTACGATGCTTCCACTCAATTGTGGCACGAGAGAGAGGGCTACGATACGGCTAACAACAGGTTCCTTCCTCGTTGGCGACCGGCGCACAGTTTGAAGATATATGGTAAGACCCTGGTTGGCGATTTCGCCAGTGGCAAGATCAACGAACTCGATATCAATACCTTTACTGATCTTGGAGACCCGATCCGACGGATCGCGACAGCGCCGCCTCTCCACGCCGGGACCAAGAGGGTATTCGCCAATCGCCTTCAGATAGAGATTGAGAGCGGTACCGGGTTGACTTCCGGTCAAGGGGTGGCCCCGCAAGCTATGCTAGACTGGTCAGACGATGGCGGGCATACATGGTCGAATGAGCATTGGGCGAATATGGGAGCAAAGGGAAAATACCGCAAACGGTTGATCTGGCGCCGTATGGGTTGGTTTTGGCAGAGGGTCTACCGTTTGACCATTTCCGATCCTGTCAAGTCGGCGATAATCGCCGCTAACTTGAACGACTAAAATGGCCGTTCCCGAAATCCCACGGACTCCCCTTGTTGAGGGAGAGTGGTTGGCCAAGAACTGGTTGAAATACTTTCAAGCCTTGAAGGATTTTCTGGTCAATATTCGTCGGTGGACGGAAGTCACCGCTACCTATACCGCTACTAATGGCGATCAAATTCTTGCAAAAACTGATGGCGGAGCTTTTACCATCACGCTTCCGCTTTCACCTAAACTGGGGCAGACCGTTTATTTTCATGATCCTAACGGCAACTGGAATACCGACAACCTGACTTTGGACGGCAATGGTAAAAACATTATGGGTAGTGCGACCTTGGTTTTGAGCGTGGATAATGATACCTTGGGCGTTGTTTACAATAGCGCGGAGTGGAGGAGGCTGTACTGATGTCATTTTGGGATTATGTAATTCCGGGCTACAAAGCCGCCAAGGATGCCGGCCAAGCCCAGACTCAGGCTGCTGATCGGGCAAGAGGCGCGATTGCACGGGGGACTACGCAAGCCCGTGCGGATATTGAGCCTTGGCGAACGACGGGGAAAGGCGCGCTCTACAGCTTGGCCGATTTATCAGGAGTCGATTACGGAGGTGCACAAGGAAGCATTGAGGACCGCCGTGCTGCCGCTCTGAAGCGGTTTCAGGCGTCACCAGGCTACGAGTTCCGTCTAGGCGAGGGTACGAAGGCTCTTGAGCGGTCGGCGTCCGCCAGGGGGCGTTTGATGTCAGGGGCAACGCAAAAGGGCCTCCAAAGATACGGCCAGGGTCTTGCCAGCGAGGAATATGGCAATTACGTCGGTCAATTAGAGCGCCTCTCTGGAGGTGGACAGCAAGCGGCGAGCAGGATGGGTGATTATAGCATGTCAGGCGCACGAGGCGAGGCCGGAGCATTTACGGGCGCGGGAGCGGCCCGGGGCTCGATCTACGCCGGGCAAGCCAATGCCGTGACCGGTCTGATGGATATGGGAATGCAGACGGCGGGGATGTTGATGCCACGACGGCGGAGTATTTACGGTTCTCCGTGGGAAGATACAGATGAAATCATGCGCCAAATGAGGATGATGCCGACCCGTAAGGCGGCATAGGTCGGGAGCGCCACCAGATACCGGAAGGAAAGATGATGGGATTACCACCGGATTCTTCGCCCTGGTATGGCGCAACCCGTATGGCGCCGAGTGGACCTGAGAGACTGAGTGGAAGAGTTTGAGGACTTTAATC